CGAGGACAAGGTCGCCGAGTTGCCCAAGGAGTACGTGGCCAAGCAGGACTACCGCTCCGACATCGACGAGGTGAAGTCGATCCTCCGGCAGATCTTCGACAAGCTCGACAACAAGGCCGACAAGTGACGGCACACGCAGGGCAGGGCGCGGGCAACGGCGCACACACGCGGCTGCGTGTTTGGCGGCCCTGCGACCTGACCTAAAATTTCCGGGGGCGAGTGCGCCCAACGAATTCACAAAGCCGCTGGCAACCCCAGCGGCTTTTTCATTTCCGATGATCAATTTCAACACCGACACATGGCACCAGCTCCGCAAATGGGCGGAGACCGAGCTTGGCAAGGCTCGCGCGAAGAACGATGCCGTCGGGTTGAGCGAGGCCGAGACCGCTGCACTGCGCGGCGAGATCCGCCTCATCAAGAGATTTCTTGACCTGCCCAATGCGGCAGCTCGGGAAGTGGTGGCCAGCCCGGACGAATGATCCCGGCTGGTCTGGCAAGTGAGCCGCCTTCGGGCGGCTTTCGTTTTTGGAGGGCAACAGAATGGATGAAGAACAACTGACGCAGGAGCAAATGCAGGCCCTGTGGAACGAGGAAGCCTCAAAGCTCGATGCCGGCGATTCGCCCGCAACCGAGGCCCAGGCAGCTGCCGCGGATACACCGCCGCAGGACGACCCCGGAACCGCAGAAGACCAGCAGGCAGCGCAAGCCGCCGCTGAGCCCGCACCCGCTGCTGAGCCAGCAGATCCGTTCGATGGTCTGCCAGATGCGGTCAAGGCGAAGCTCGCCCAGATCGATCAGCTGGCTGAGGCCAATGCCCAACTGCTGCACCACGTGAAGACCGCTGAGGGTCGCGTGGCTGCCATGCAGCGAGAGTTCCAGCAAGCACGTGCGGCGCAGACAGCTGTTGCCCCGCAGGACGCGCCTTCGCAGGGACAGATCGCCAAGGCAGCCAACAACCCCGAGAAGTGGGAGCAGCTCAAGCAGGACTTCCCCGAGTGGGCTGGTGCGATGGAGGAATACGTCGCCTCGCAACTTGGATCCGTCAAGCCGCAGGGCCAGACGCTGACCCCCGAACAGGTGGCCGGCTATGTCCAGCAGCAGGTCGGCCAGGTCGAGCAGACGTTTGCCCGTCGCCTGGAAGAGGCACGCATCGAAGGCAAGTACGAGAACTGGAAGGACACGATCAACACGACCGAGTTCGCCACCTGGTTCACCGTGCAGCCGCCCGAGGTGCAGGTCTTGGCCAGCAGCACATCGGCTCGGGACGCCATCCGCATGCTCGACCTGTACGAGCAAGCCAAGGCGAAACCTGCAGCGGAAGTCAAGCAAGAGCGCGGAGCCCGTCTCGCGGCCGCCGCGACCGTTCGCCCCGGCGTCACCAAGCCCCCACGGAGCCTGGACGACCTGACCCCGGAAGAACTCTGGAACCACGAAGCAGCGCAGCGCGAGAAGACTCGCCAGCAGCGCGGCTTCTGATCAATCAATTTCATCTTTGAAGGAACCGACAAATGTCTATCCAAAATTACGGCACCGTAGCCAGCCGGAACCTGATCCGCGCGGCTCAAGGCATGCTCGAGCATGCACAACCCATCACCGTCCTCGGTGACTTCGGCACTCAGCGCGAGATGCCGCAGAACTCGACTGACACCCTGGTGTTCCGTCGTACTCTGCCCTTCGGCGCTTCTGCCACCGGCACCGCGATCGAAGGCACCAACCGCTACGTCGGTACGCCTGACATCACCGCCAGCAACTTCGTGCTGGCCGAAGGCGTGACCCCCAACGCCAACACGATCTCCTTCCAGGACGTGTCGGTGACCCTGCAGCAGTACGGCGTGCTGTTCAAGTACAGCTCCAAAGTCGAGCAGCTGTACGAAGACGACATCCCCGGCGAGATGGTCAAGCTGACCGGCGAGACCCTGGCCGAAGTGATGGAGATGGTGCGCTACGGCGTGCTGAAGGCCGGCTCCACGGTGATCTACGCAAACGGCTCCAGCCGCTCGGGCATCAACACCCCGATCAGCCTGAACGCCCTGCGCAAGGCCGCCCGTACGCTGGAATCCAACCGCGCTCGCCGCGTGACCAGCCGCCTGGCTCCTGGCGTCAACTTCGGCACCCGTGCCGTGCAGCCCGCCTACGTGGTGTTCTGCCACACCGACGCCGTGAGCGACATCCGTAACCTGCCCGGTTTCACCCGCGTGGAAGAGTACGGTTCGTTCAAGCCCATCCACGACCGCGAAGTCGGTGCCTGCGAAGACTTCCGCTTCATCAGCTCTCCGCTGCTGAAGTCCTTCGCTGCCGCTGGTTCCAGCACGCTGAACGGCATGCTGTCCGTGGGCGCATCCAACGTGGACGTGTACCCCTTCATCATCATCGGTGAAGACGCATGGGGCCAGGTCGCTCTGAAGGGCATGTCGGCCATCAAGCCGGTCGTCCTGAAGGCCAGCCAGACCAACCACGCCAACCCGCTGGGCCAGTTCGGCTACGTGGGCGCCTCCACCTGGTTCGCAACCGTCCGCCTCAACGACGCCTTCATGGCTCGCATCGAGGCTGGTGTGACCGCTCTGTGATGACCTGGGCCGGGGCAACCCGGCCCGTCACATGAACAAGGAGATCCCCCATGCCTGAATCAGTCAAACAGCGCCTGTCGCACATCCCCGACGGCCTTACCGAGCAAGAGCTCCGCGCCCTTCTCGCCACCCTGGTCGATGGCCTGCAAGTCATCATGGCCAAACTTGATGCGGACAGCGGTGTCGGTGACACCAACTACGCCGCGACCTTCGCAACTTACATCGTCGACTAAGGAGAACCTTCCATGTCCTACAACATCGAGCAAATCAACAGCGGCTTTGCGTCGCTGACCGCCGCCGGTCTGGCCGAAGGCACCAACGCCAACACGTTCAAGACCGTCAACACCCTGGCCTACACCAACAACGGTGTCTTCAAGTCCAAGGGCGCTACCGACAACCTGCCGTTCTCCAGTGGCCACACCGCCCTGGGCAACAGCCAGGGCTGCCTGTTCGGCATCTGGATTGATGCCGCCGGCAACGTCACCACTTCCCAGGGCCCCATCGTGGCTGCTGGCGATCCGTGCCCCGTGCCCGGCGCCCCCGCTGCCAACGTGACCCTGGTGGGTCTGCTGAAGGTCGTCACCAGCTCGTCTGCCACCTTCACCCCCAACAGCACCGACCTCGGCGCTTCGGGTGTGACTGACACCTTCTACGACTGCATGGTCATGCCGGGCTCGGCACTCTGATCAGTTGCCATCTCCCCGATTTTCCTCCTCGGGGATTTATGAGAGGCGCCTGCGGGCGCCTCTCTTTTTGGCACATCGTTTTTCAACAACCAACTGGAGATTGAGATGGCAAACAAGAAAGGCCCCATCGAGGGCATCGATCTGGTCGACGACACCCCCGTAGTCGAGACCGTCGCCGAGTCGCGCGACTTCCGTCAGCTCGCCGCTGACGAGGCATTCATGAACGAGTTCGTGACCGTTCATGTGCACAGCACGACCGACGAGAACCAGCCGAGCCAGTTCATCTTGAACTGCAACGGCGTGAACCAACCCGTCATCCGTGGCGTGGACATCTCGATGCGTCGCAAGTACGTCGAGATCCTGGCCCGCATGAAGGAGACCAAATACACGCAGGTGACGCCCAACCCGGCAGCACCTGACGTTTCCGAGATGAAGGCCCGCCACGGCCTCGTCTACCCGTTCGACCTCGTCCAGGACGCCAATCCTCGCGGCCGTGCATGGCTGCAGAACGTCCTCGCTGAACCGGCCTGAAGATGAACTACCTCCAGCTTGTCAACCGCGCTCGCATCGAGTGCGGCGTGTCCGGGGCAAACGTGCCGCTCGTCACGGCGCAGAACCTCACGGGCGAAGCCGCGCGCATCGCGAGCTGGATCAACACCGCATGGGTTGACCTGCAGACGTCCAAGGACGACTGGCAGTTCATGCTGGAGAACTTCACCTTCAACACCGTCGCTCAGCAGCAGGTGTACACGCCCACCGAGGCGGGCGTAGGTAGCACCTTCGCCAACTGGAAGCGCGACAGCTTCCGCTGCTCGTCCGTCGGCGCCAACTTCGGCGACGAGCAGCTCATGAATTACATGGAGTTCCCGACGTTCCGCAACCTGTACATCTACGCGAACATGCGCAGAACGTACGCGCGGCCCGTCGTGGTCTCTATCACCCCCGACAAGAACCTGGCGTTCGGCTCCGTGCCGGACCAGGCCTACGTCATCGACGCGCAGTACTACGTCAGGCCGACCGAGCTGGTGGCTGACACCGACACGCCCAACATCCCCGACCGCTTCCACATGCTGCTGGTGTACCGGGCGATGCTGTACTACGCCGGCTTCGAGGCGGCCAGCGAGGTCTACCAGCGCGGCGAGACGGAATACAACCGGCTCTACAAGCGCATGGAAGTAGACCAGCTGCCCACCATCATCAGCGGGCCCCCGCTGGCGTAAGAGGGAAGCAGGATGCCGCTGCAAGCCCCGCCCGTTCGATACGACCTGATCCAGCTGCGAGGCGGCCTGGACCAGGTCACCCCGACGCTGTCACTCAGGCCTGGCGTCGTCCGCCGGGCGGCCAACTTCGAGGCCAACATCACGGGCGGCTACAGCCGCATCGCGGGCTACGAGCGCTACGACGGTCGGCCCAATCCCTCCGACGCGATCTACAACATCCTGGTGTGCTCGCTGAGTGCTCCGATCTCGGTCGGCCAGACCGTGCAGGGGCAAGCGTCCGGGTCCACCGGCAAAGTGATCGCCGTCGATGGCAGCAACATCGTCATCACGCGCGAAGTGGACGCGTTCGTGGCGGGCGAGGGTATCGCAGTCGGCGGTGTGAGCAAGGGCACCATCACGCAGGTGCAAGGCGTATCTGCGGACGGTCTCAGCGACGCGACCTACAAGGGCCTGGCCGCCGACGACTACCGCGCCGACATCGAGGAGGTTCCGGGTGAGGGGCCGATCCTGGGCGTGGCCTTCTACAACGGCGTCGTCTACGCCTGGCGCAACGCGGTCGGCGGCACCGAAGCCAATATGTACGAGAGCTCGAGCACCGGCTGGCAGCTGGTGACGACGCCGACGCTGGCGCCCGACGGCCGATTCGAGACGGTGATCGCGAACTTCGGCGGCGGCACGGCCAACTACAAGCTCTACGGCTGCGACGGAAAGAACAAGGCCTTCGAGTTCGACGGCACGACCTACACCGAGCTGACAACCGGCATGTCGCCGGACACGCCAGATCACATCGCATTCCACAAGCAGCACCTGTTCCTCTCGTTCGGCGCGTCGCTGCAGTTCTCGGCGCTGGGTGATCCGACCACCTGGAGCCCGATCCTGGGCGCAGGCGAGCTGGCGCTCAACGGCCCGATCACGAACCTGCTGCCGCTGCCTGGCGACCAGAGCTCCGGCGCGCTGGCGGTCTACACCCGCAACGACACCTCGGTGCTGTACGGGACTTCTTCAGCGAACTTCCAGCTGTCGCAGTTCAACACCGGCACCGGCGCGATCCCGTACACGGCGCAGAACATGGACCAGGCCTACGTCCTGGACGACCGAGGCGTCATGAGCCTGGGCACGTCGCTGAACTTCGGCAACTTCTTGCCGGCGTCTCTGACGATGAACCTGCGGCCCTACATCGAGATCCGCCGCAACCTGGCCTCGGGCAGCTCGGTCAACCGGGACAAGGGCCAGTACCGCGTGTTCTTCAGCGATGCGAACGCGCTCTACATGACGTTCTTGAACGGCAAGCTCATCGGCTCGATGCCGGTGCAGTTCCTCCACCCGGTCACCTGCATCGTCGAGGGCGAGTCGCCCGACGGCGCGGCCACGTCGTTCTTCGGCTCGACCAACGGCTTCGTGTATCGCCTGGACGCCGGCACGTCGTTCGACGGCGAGGCCATCCCCGCCAACTTGAACCTGGTCTACAACGCCATCGGCTCGCCGCGGATCCTCAAGCGGTATCGCAAGGCGAGCATCGAGATGACCGGCGACAGCTTCGCGGAGATCCAGTTCGGCTACGACCTGGGCTACCGCACCCCCTACCTGGACCAGCCTGCTGACGCTTCCTACGCCAATGACCTGCGGTCGGCGTACTGGGACAGCATGACCTGGGACAACTTCGTCTGGGACGGCTCTGACATCAGTCCGTCCGAGATCGAGGTCAGTGGCACCGCAGAGAACATGGCGATCCGCATCTCGTGCGTGAGCGCGATCCTGCAGCCGTTCACCGTGAACAGCATCATCGTTCACTACACCCCGCGCCGAGGGCTTCGATAATGAGCAACAGCTACTACAACCACGGGTCATACCCGTCCCCCAACTCCCCCGGCTCCTCGGCGCAGCTGCGTGCGGAGCTGGAACTCATCACCGCCGGCTTCACCAAGCTGCCCACCCTGACGGGCAACGGCTACAAGGTGGCCATGGTCAACTCGGGCGGCACGGCGCTGATCGCCTCGAGCGCGCTGCAGTCGTTGGCCATCACGAGCTCCACGCTGGACAGCACGCCGATCGGCGCGACGACGCGCGCGGCGGGCAACTTCACCACCCTGTCGGCGAACGGCGCGGCGAACCTGGGCACCAACGTCACCATCGGTGGCGGGGTCATCGACAACACGATCATCGGCGGGACGACACCGGCCGCAGGCTCGTTCACCACGTTGTCCGCCAGTTCCGGGTTGACAGGCAATGTCACTGGCAACGTCACCGGCAATGTGACCGGCAATGTGACCGGCAACGTCACCGGCAACCTGACCGGCAACGTCACGGCCGGCAGCGGCACCTCGACGTTCAACAACGTCACGATCAACGGCACGCTGGACATGGACGCCGGCAGCTCGGCGACCATCATCAACCTGCCCACGCCGACCAACTCCGGTGACGCGGCAAACAAGAGCTACGTCGACACCCAGGTCGCGAACCGCTTGGCCACCACCGGCGGCACCATGAGCGGTGCCATCGCCATGGGCACCAACAAGATCACCGGCCTGGGCACGCCGACGGCCGACGCCGATGCGGCCACCAAGGCCTACGTCGACAGCGTGGCCCAGGGCCTGGATGTCAAGGCGAGCGTGGTCGCGGCTACCACCGCCAACATCACCCTGTCCGGCGAGCAGACCATCGACGGCGTGAGCGTCGTCGCGGGCAACCGCGTCCTGGTCAAGGACCAGTCGACGGCCAGTCAGAACGGGGTCTACGTGGCCGCCGCAGGCTCGTGGGCGCGTTCTGCCGACATGGACGCCTGGACCGAGCTGCCTGGCGCCTTCGTGTTCGTGGAGCAGGGCACAGCCAACGACAACTCGGGCTGGGTGTGCACGGTGGCTGCTGGCGGCACGCTGGGCAGCACCGCGGTCACCTTCGAGCAGTTCTCTGGCGCGGGTCAGATCACGGCCGGCGCCGGTCTGACGAAGTCGGGCAACACGCTGAACGTCGGCACGGCCTCGAGCTCGCGCATCGTCGTCAACACGGACAACATCGACCTGGCCACCTCTGGCGTGTCTGCTGGCACGTACGCCGGCCTGACCGTCGACAGCTATGGCCGCGTGACCTCGGCTAGCGCGCTGACCACGCTTGCCGGCTACGGCATCACCAACGCCTACACCACCACGCAGGTGGACACGGCGCTGGCGCTCAAGCTCAGCCTGGCCGGCGGCACCATGAGCGGTGCCATCGCCATGGGCACCAACAAGATCACCGGTCTTGGAGATCCGAGCAACGCGCAGGACGCCGCCACCAAGAACTACATCGACACGCTGTACGGCAGCACCGCAAGCGCTGCCGCTTCGGCCTCGGCTGCGGCCACCTCGGCCACCAACGCCGCGAACAGCGCCACCGCAGCTGCCGGCAGCGCCAGCACCGCCTCGACGGCTGCAACCAACGCTGCCGCCTCGTACGACGCGTTCGACGACCGCTACCTGGGCAGCAAGACGAGCGACCCCACGGTCGACAACGACGGCAACGCGCTGCTGACGGGCGCGCTCTACTGGAACAGCTCCGTAGGGCAGATGCGCGTGTACAACGGCAGTGCGTGGGAGGCGGCCTATCTGCCGGCGTCCGGCTATCTCCAGCTCTCCGGCGGCACGCTGACCGGCCAGGTCAATGGCACGATCTTCCAAACGGCTGCCAGTGTTGGCTACGGCTTCCGCGTGGGCAACGGGGGCACCGGCGGCCAGTACTTCGGCATGCAGTACGGCACGGACTTCAGCAAGGACAACGAGCAGCAGATGATCTACGCCGGCACGGGCGCCGGCTGGACCGTCATGTACGGCAGCGCGTCGGCCACGCACAGCCTGGCCATCTCTGACGGCTTCTTCGCCCTGGGCGCCACGACGATGCCCACCGGCGCGCGTGCGGTGATCGACGGCGGCGCAAGCAACCTGAACCTGCGCATTGCGGGTGACACCGCCGCGAGGATCGACCTCGAAGACAAGGCAATCGCCGACGGCTCTGCGCCGTTCCGCTACGTCATGAGCGATGGCGGCTCCCTGCTGCTCGGTGTCGCCAACCGCTCTGGCACGGGCACGACGAGCTCGACCAACCACCTGGTCATCGACTCGTCTGGCACGGCTTCGATCGGCGCAACCGGTACGGCCGTCATCAGCAACGACTCTGGCCGTGGGCGTATTGATCTCTACGAGG